ACGAGGCTACTAAAGACCCAAATATGGGTCGTATGCTGCGTTTAGCAGGTTTGAATAAATAATGACATTCATTAATAACAATATTAGGAGGTTTTAATATGTCTATCGTCGAGAAATTGACCGAAGGTATCGTTAACCGTGATCTCTCTACAGAAGGTGCTGCTCTCATTAATAAGTGGGAACAGACAGGTCTTCTTGAGGGTCTGGGTGACGATGTGGTTCGGAATGGAATGGCACGTTTGCTTGAGAACCAAGCAAAAGAGCTGCTCCGAGAGAGCGCCAGCACCATGCAGGGTGGCGACGTTCAGGGTTTTGCAGCAGTTGCATTCCCACTTGTACGCCGAGTATTCGGCAACCTGATCGCAAACGAACTCGTTTCCGTTCAGCCGATGAGCTTGCCTTCCGGCCTCATCTTCTTCCTGGACTTCATGTTTGAGGGTACGCCCGCTTCCAGTAATCGTCTTGGATTTGACCAGAACACATCGCTTTATGGTGGTAATGTTGTTGGTTCGCAGATCACCGGTGGTGTTGACCTCGCAGGTGAAGATGGTACAGTTGCAAACGGTCCATACAACTTGCGTAACGGTTACTCTTCGCCAACAGGTTCGCTGAATCCTTCGTCTGGTCTCGCTGGCAGCGGTCTCACGATCGTTTGCTCCGGTACCCTTGGGGCCGGCGGTCAGGCTGCTGCTTCCTTGTTCTCGCCAGCGAATGGTCTCAAGGATCCCGGACTGAGCGATATGACACGGACTGACGCTAACACAATCCTGCGTTTTGACCCTGATCTCACATCCGGTTCTTCGTTCGTTATTGCTGAGCTTGGTCTCTCTGCCTCCACGCAGTTTAACCAGGACGACCTCACAGCCATGACCATGGACAATGTTACAGCTGATACGGCTGTTCTCGTACCGCGCCTTAGCGCTCTGAGTCGCTCCTTCAGCGACTTGGATAGGGTTAACCGTGACGTTGTTCGTGCTGTTTTTGTTTCGACCAACGGTTCGGACCCAGACACGCTTTCGAGTTCTATTGAGGCCGCCGTCCTCTCGTTCGCTATCGTCGACAACTTCCAGGACGCTTCGGCTCTTGGTGCTGTTGAGGGTACCACCGACTGGGGACTTGAGAACAGCGCTGCCATCCCAGAGATCAACATCAAGGTTGACTCCGTGGCTGTCACAGCTGTCACCAAGAAGCTCAAGGCTAAGTGGACTCCAGAATTGGGTCAGGACCTCAACGCATACCACAACTTGGATGCAGAAGTTGAGCTTACTCAGATCCTTTCGGAGCAGATTGCTCTTGAGATTGATCGCGAGATCCTTGAGGACCTCGTTGCAGGTGCACGTGCCGGTATTCGTTACTGGTCGCGCTCCCCAGGCGACTTCCTCGACCGTGAGACTGGTGCTGCTAACGCTGCTCCTGAGTTCACCGGTAACGTCTCCGAGTGGTATGAGACCCTCATTGAGTCCATCAATGATGTCTCCGCACAGATCCACCGCAAGACTCTCCGTGGTGCTGCCAACTTCATCGTCTGCGGACCAGAAGTTGCTAACATCCTTGAGTTCACTGCTGGTTTCCGTGCCAACGTGACTGCTGATAGTGACCGCGGCGACGCGGGTGCTATGAAGGTTGGTTCCCTCTCGAAGAAGCTCGACATCTTTGTCGATCCGTACTTCATGCGTAATGTGATCCTCGTTGGTCGCCGCGGAAGTTCCTTCCTTGAGAGTGGTTATGTGTATGCACCTTATGTGCCGCTGCAGACCACACCTACGATCTTCGGTGTTGAAGACTTCGTGCCTCGCAAGGGCGTGATGACTCGATATGCCAAGAAGATGGTTCGTCCAGACATGTACGGTCTCGTTATCTGCAAGGGTATCGTAACTGGCTAATAGTCTGACGTAAGGTCAAAATAGTTAAAGCCCCGTCTCTTTTGAGGCGGGGCTTTCTATTTAGTAATAGACTAATCGAGGAACTCTAAATGGCAATCCCCAAACTTTACCCTGCTTCAACATCCAACGCCAACATTTTGCCAGCCACCGGGAGTGTTCTGAACGTAGCTGCCACGCTACCTTTCGGGATGTATGATTCATCTGACTTCTTTCTGTCAGGGGCATCTGACCAAGTTGCTTTTACCTACAAGAAACTGGGAGGTGACGTCCTAGACATTGAGCTAGCAGAAGGTAATGTTTACGCAGCCTATGAGGAAGCGGTCCTCGAATATTCGTACTTAGTTAATTTGCATCAGTCCAAGAATGCTCTCTCATCTTACTTGGGTGCAGCCACCGGCTCCTTTGATCAGGACGGCACAGTATCAGGATCCTTATCGGGCTCTAATATTGAACTCCGTTACCCACGTTATGATTATGGGTATATTCATCGTGTTTCAGAACGCATTGTTACGGAAGCCGGCTTCGGCGGAACAGTCCCGATCTATTCTGCTTCGTTGGACATGGTACCGGGACAACAAGATTATGACCTACAGTCCATTATTTCTTCTTCGGCGGCAACCGATACCGGTGCTTCCTACTATGACCAAGTAAAAGATAAGAGAATTGTAATCCGCAAAGTCTTTTTCAAGACCCCGCGCGCCATGTGGCGCTTTTATGGCTACTATGGCGGTTTCTCGGTGGTAGGTAACCTGCGCACTTATGGGCAGTACGCCGATGACTCCACCTTTGAGATTGTCCCAACATGGCAGAACAAATTGCAAGCCATGGCCTATGAAGATGCTCTTTATACCCGGGTATCTCATTATTCTTACGAGATCCATAATAATATCCTGCGCCTTTTCCCTCGACCCCAACGCACAAGTCCCGATAAGTACTGGGTCCAGTTTACCATCGATAATCAGTATGAGCCGTGGGATGATGCCGGGTCGACCAGTGATGGAGCCAGGGGAATCAACAACCTTAACACACTGCCTTTTGAAAACATTCCTTATGAAAACATTAACGCTATTGGTAAGCAGTGGATCCGCCGGTTTGCACTCGCTCTTACAAAGGAAATGCTAGGACAGGTCCGCGGCAAGTTTGCGGTTGTTCCTATCCCGGGAGAGAGTGTTACTCTTAATGCTAGCGATTTATTATCTCAAGCCCGGACAGAGCAAGATCAGTTGCGTGAAGAACTCAAGACTATTTTGGACGAGACGACTTATGCTAATCTGGCTGTGATTGATGCCACTCTGCAGGACTCGACTAAGAAAATCACTGAGAACATCCCTGCCGGCATCTTTGTAGGATAAAGCATATGCCCAGAAGCAAAAGAACTCAACGCCAGATCCAGGATACCAATGCGACCAAATATGATTACATTGGAGATCCAGATGTAGCCGACAAGCTGCACGAAATAGAAATTCCAGTGTCTACGTTAGAGACTATCGACGGCGCCATGCTACGGTTTATTGATGAAACACTGAATATCTCTACGACTACTAATGATGGCTTTAAGAAGGTTCCTGTATTGTGGGTCACCGCTGAACGCGCCTATCAGATTAAACACAACAAAGATCTGAGGGATAAGGAAGAGACTCTCGTGCTGCCACTGATCACGGTCAATCGCGCCAGTGTTACTAAGGATCCCAACTTTAAGGGAACGGTTTGGGCTAACCTATATCCGGAACCCGACGCCCGCGGCGGAGTTATAACAGTTGCCCGCCAAATAAACCAGAAGAAGACAGCAGAGTTCCAGAATGCGCAGGCAAACCGGAAGTACGGTATCAATAATAGTGTCCCCAGTAAAATGCACAACACTAACAAGCGCAATATGTCGACAGCCAAGACTGTGTATGAGACAATCACTATCCCTATTCCTGTATGGGTCAAGGTAGTATATGAGATTACGGTACGATCGGAATATCAGCAGCAACTAAACACTATGATAACCCCATTCCTTACAGTACCGGGTAACTCTCGCATGCCCCAACGTATCGAGAACGAAGGGCATTTTTACGAAATCTTTATCGACGGAAGCCTCTCGGACACTTCCAATAAGGCAGCTCTCGACATGGCTCAACGTAACTATGAGACAACGATTAATATCGAAACACTGGGTTATCTCATTGGCGACGGCGAGAACCAAGAGAAACCTAAGATTGTTAAGAGAGAAAACGCTGTTGAATTTAAGTTCTCCCGAGAGCGTACAATCGTTGGAGATATACCCGACACTATTAAAGATGGAAAATATAGAGAATAGTACCATTCAGACTATTTAACACTATTTACTTTTGAACATTTCTTAATGTGTAGGAGAACATAACTAATGTCAGTTAAAAAGTACAGATTCGTATCCCCCGGGGTTTTTGTCAACGAAATCGACAACTCCCAAGTTCCTGCATCCCCCGCAGGCATCGGTCCGGTCGTTATTGGTCGAGCCGAGAAAGGGCCATCACTTCGCCCCGTTACAGTTACATCCTTTGAAGAATTCGTCAACGTCTTCGGCACCCCCGCTCCGGGACAAGCCGGCAACGACGTATGGCGCGAGGGTACGGACAAATCTGCTACCACCTACGGCATGTATGCTGCACAGGCATACCTCCGCAACAGTTCTCCACTCACCTACATTCGCTTGAACGGTGCCCAGCGCGCCGACAATGACGGCAGCGCTACAGGTGGTGCCCAAGGTGCATCCGCAGAAGCTGGCTGGAGCACCAGTCAGGCTTATGGGTTGTTCATCTTTACAGATACGAGTGCCAGCCTGCAGGCCGAGACTTTAGCTGTCACCGGTGCACTAGCGGCGGTTTTGTATGGCGCCTCAGACGTCGAGTTCATGCTCTCGGGCACCCTCATTGCTTCCGGTTCGTCCTCGGATGTCGATGGCCATATCCCCCAAGCTCAAACAACCGGTTCCACTACGGGCAGCGTTTGTTTGATTCAAGAGTCCGGCGCTAACTATCAGTACAGCCTGTTGATCAAGAACTACAAGGGAACCGAGGATCTTAGCACCACTATTAACTTCAGTGAAAGTGATTCCAACTACATTCGGAACAAGCTCAACACAAACCCTCAGATGACGAACTCCGATATTGTCGACGGCACTCCTCTGAAATACTTCTTGGGTGAGACCTTCGATCGACACATGCTGGCCAATGTCACATCTGCCGACATCGCTGCTTCCAATACCGGACAAACGATGGCAGCATTGCTTCCCATCATTAGCGGCTCTGTTGAGGGCTCCGATTACTTAGGACACTCCGTGCAGTCAGCGCAATCTCCTTCAATTATCAGTTGCCGCCTCTCGCCAACTGACGCACCACAGAACCTCTTCACCATTCATGCTCTCAATGAGCCCGGTGACTGGACCAACCGAAACATCAAGGTTTCCATCCAGGATATCAAGCGTTCGACAAACAATGAGACTGGTTATGGTTCTTTCTCTGTTGTTGTCCGCGCCTTGGGTGACTCGGATAACGTTGTTCGTATCATCGAGCAGTTTGACGAGTGCGACCTTAACCCCGACTCGGTTAACTACGTTGCCCGCAAGATTGGTGATCGATACCTAGACTGGGACACCACCGAGCGCCGCTATCTGCAGAAAGGTGACTGGGCCAACAACTCCTCCTACATTCGAGTCGCCATGAACTCGGACGTCGACGCAGGACTTACTCCGTCAGTACTGGTTCCATTCGGATTCCAGGGAATGGTCAAGTATAATGACGAGGAAAACTACAGCTCCGGCTCCACGAGCCCGAACTACGTTACAGGCAACTGGATTAGTGGCTCCAACGGACCGGGACAAGCGGGACTTCCTTCAACGCTCAAAGGCGCCACCATCAATACTCTAGCTCGTTTCATTACTGGATCCGGAGTTGCTATTGCGGAACCCACCAGCACGGGTGCTCCCGGCTCCTTCGCAGCGCGCATCCTCTACCCAGCTCCCGAGCTTCGTACTAGCGCCTCCGCAGGCAGCCTCAGCAACCCAACAGATGCATACTTCGGTTTCCAGACCGCAGAAAGTGCAGGCAGCACAACCTTTGCCAAATCGACCATTGATCTTGTCCGCCCCCGCGGCGGCATGGTCGGTGCTATGTTTAGTGTAGCCAATGGACAGGCCGAGCGCTCTGTAGAGTTCACTCTCGATGACGTTTCTGGCTCCCAGGGTGTCTGGGTTAGTGGATCCCACTCCTCTAACTCCCTTACCTATGTGAGCGGCGCTGTGAGTGGCGTTCTCGACCGGGGTTATGACCGATTCACGGTACCGGTTTACGGTGGTTTCGATGGTGTGGATATCACCGAGATGGACCCTTTCAACTCTAGCACGAACAATATTGGAACGACTGCCTCTGAGACTAACAACTACGTCTTTAACTCAATCCGACGCACAATGGATGCCATTTCGGATCCTGAGGTTGTTGAGATGAACTTGGCAACGATGCCAGGACTTCGTAACGAAGGGCTCACCACTAACTTGGTAAACATCTGCGAGGATCGAGCAGACGCTCTGGCAATCATCGACTTGCCACAGGGTTACATCCCACGTGAGCAGAGCAATGCTTCCGCAGCTTCGCGCCGCGGCAACACACAGTCAAGCATTACACAGGCTGTAAACGGTCTCCGCGATCGAGGGCTTAACTCCTCCTACGGCTGCACTTACTACCCATGGGTTCGTGGACGAGACACCATCAACGGCGCGTTTGTATGGTTGCCACCATCCGTTCCGGCGCTGGGCACAATGTCTAGCTCGCAGCGTAAGACGCAGGTCTGGTTCGCACCCGCCGGCTTCAACCGCGGTGGACTGACAGAAGGTTCCGCGGGCATCCCAGTCGTTGACGTAGCCCACCAGCTGCGCCGCAAGGATCGTGATGACCTTTACACAGCGAACATTAACCCAATCGCTAAGTTCCCAGCAGAGGGTATTGTAATCTTCGGTCAGAAGACTCTACAGGTTACACCTTCTGCTCTGGACCGTATTAACGTCCGACGCCTGATGATCTTCGTGAAGAAGCGCATTTCCCAGATTGCATCTGGCTTGCTCTTTGATCCAAACATCAGACAGACATGGCTGCGCTTCACAGCACAGGTCAATCCATTCTTGCAGGATGTGAAAACAAACTTCGGTTTGTCGGACTTCAAGGTGGTGCTCGACGATACAACAACCACACCAGAATTGGTAGACCGGAACATCATGTATGCACAGATTTTCCTCAAGCCAACACGAGCTATCGAATTCATTGCAATCGATTTCAATATCTCGCGAACTGGAGCATCGTTCGTCGATTAAGAAAATGAGGGAGGTTTACGCCTCCCTCACTATATAATATAGGATAACAGGAGACTACTTAAATGCCATTTTGGACAAGCGCACTATCAGAACCACGGAGATCGCATCGCTTTTTGCTTTCTCTGCCAAACCTTACATCAGCAGATCAGGCGTTTGCCTATGAGCAGTATCTTGCTAAATCTGTAACTAAGCCATCTTTCACGATTGGCGAAACCCCCCACAAGTTCTTGGGTAACACATACTACTATCCCGGCAGCGTTGAATGGAACACGGTGGAGGCAAACATCGTTAATGCCATCAACCCAGACGGTAACCAGATCCTTTATGATGCACTGATCAATTCCGGATATCTCATCCCCACAGCTCAGGAAGACATTTTCAACACCACTCTCCAGCCGGCCACCACCCCCAACAAGCAGGGTGCAGTCGATGCTCTCGGCAATGTGATCATTCAGGAGCTTGACGGACAGGGCGGCATAGTTGGTACCTGGAAACTCAACAATGCATTCATTACCAATGCAACATTTGGTGATCTTAGTTATGACACAGATGATCTCCTTAACATTACCATGACTTTCAGGTATGATTGGGCTCAGTACGACACCGGTCCTGCAGTATCTACTGTCACGGACCTCTAAGATCGAAAGAAGGTGACTTTTGTCAAGACGAAATAACAACGAGCGGCTTGGCGCACCGCACCCCGACGCGCCAACACCCTTAACACAGAATCCCACAGGAGACCTTTTCTCCTTTGTAAACCCCACAGAGTTCGTGGAACTCCCCAGCCGGGGACTCTCCTACCCTGAGGGGCATCCTCTATGCGGACAAGAGACTGTCGAGATCCGACACATGACCGCCAAGGAAGAGGATATCCTTACTTCCGAGACGTTGCTCAAGAACGGAATGGCGATTGATCGCCTGGTTCAGTCAGTCATAGTAGACAAGAGCATTACAGTTGATTCACTGCTAGTGGGAGATAAGAATGCAATCTTGGTTGCAACCCGTATCACTGGTTTCGGTCCGTTCTACGAGGTTGGAATTACCTGTCCTGCTTGTTCCGCCAAGACAACACAGGAATATGATCTATCTGAGCTGGCGCACACAACTGCGGACGACAGTGGTGTGGAACTCTCGGAAAATGGCTATTATCAAGTAACCCTACCGAGAACTCAGATTATTGTGGAGATGAAGATCTTGACATCGCGAGATGAGAGAACCATCACTAAGCAACTAGAAATGCGCAAGAAGAAGAAACTACCAGAGAACACAGCAACTCTCTTGTTAAGTTCAATCATCGCCTCTGCAAACGGTGTAACCGACAGGACGCAGTTACTGAAACTAGCAGAACTACTGCCTATTCAGGACGCTAAGCATCTCCGGACTGTATATGAGAGCGTTAAGCCCGATATCGATATGAACGTTGATTTCATTTGTGGCGAGTGTTCGCATGCTGGAACGGCGGTGATGCCTTTGACGGCAGACTTTTTTTGGCCTAACTCCTAGTTATCAAGAATCTGTATACGAAGAGTTCTTTACCCTTAAGCACTATGGGGGATGGTCTTTTACTGAGTCCTATAACCTCCCTATTGCGTTGCGACGATGGTTTGTTAACCGTTTGGTTCAAGAATTTGAGAAGCAAAATGAAGAAGTGGAAAAAGCACGCCGTAGCTAACGCTGCGGCTTTTGCTATATGGGACTATTTAATATATCTCCAGAGGTTTAATAATGGAAGAAAAGAAAAAACTCTATTTAAACGCTAAAGGAAAAACCTTGAACGAGCGTGTATATACTCAGTTTGCGAATGATGTCCGCGGAATGCTGATCTCTCTATATGATGCGGGAATTGACATTCCCATGCATTTGGTGGGTCGCCCCGGACAGATCGATAGCTTTATGACAGCCCTCAACAAGGAGAAGCGTTATATGGACTCCTATATGCGCAACGGACTCGACAACCACAAGACGATGAGTTCGAAGTATCAGCTCGACAATGCTGTAAAACAGTTTGAATATGAAACCGGTCTTAAGTGGCCCTTCAAAAACTAGAGGCTAAATAGATGCCGCCGAATCAAGAAACCCCCGAAGAAAGGTTAACAAGACTCAGGGCCGAGGAGCGTCTCGCCCAGCAGCTGTTTAATACCTATGAGCAACTAGACACCGAGACCGCAAAACTCAGGGAGTCAGAAATCGCGCTTGCCAAGGCAGTCGCCGCCGTCGCCCAGGAACGCCTTAAACAACAACCAACCAACCAACAACATCTCCAGGATCTTATCGAAGCGAATGATGCGGTCGACGATCTCACCGAAGCGTTCGACAAACTTAAAAAGGAAATGGGACAAGGCGAACAGAAGGCCGAACAACTGCTTGGTTCGCTGTTCAAAATAGGAGGATTCGCTGGAAAACTTACACAAGTAATACCCAGGTCTGCAGAGCAGATGAAGGGTTTTACTAAGACTCTCTCGTCGGCCAAGCTTGGATCGCTGGCGCTGCAGAAAGCCGGCTCTGCTCTCCTTAACGCCACCGTCGCACTCGCCAAGGCACAGGACGAAGCTATTTCCTCATTCCGCCAAGCCACGGGCGCCTCGAAGCAATACAACTACGAGATCACGCAGACAGAGCGACGCAACTTCATTGCCGGAGTGTCCGCTAAAGACGCAGCCGCAGGCTTCCAAGCGCTCTATGGGAGTTTCTCAGCCTTTACACAACTTAATGCATCACAGCGCGGCGCAATAAAAGACACTACAGTCCTCCTGCAGAAGCTAGGAGTCGATGCAGGCACCACGGCCGCCATCTTTGATCAGGTCTTCCGGGCTGCTGGCGGTTCAGTGGAGGACGCGAATGACACAATGCTAGAGATTGCAGGGACAGCCAAGTCACTCGGTGTGCCTATGAAGCAGCTAGCCAACGACTTTACGAGTGCTTTTGGTACACTGGTTCAGTATGGGGACCGAGCTAATGAGGTATTTAAGGGACTCGCAGTACAAGCTAAGAATACGGGACTTTCGGTGGGAGACCTCATCAAGATCACAGCCCAGTTCGACACATTTGACGGAGCAGCTCGCTCCGTTGGTCGCCTCAATGCGATTTTGGGTGGACCCTACCTTAACTCAATTGACATGCTCAATGCTTCTGAGGAGGAGAGAATCTCCATCCTCACACGACAGGTAGAAATGGCCGGCATCCAGTTCGATGCACTCCAGAAGTATGAGCAGCGAGCGATCGCCTCTTCACTGGGTATGAGCGTAGAAGAAGCCAACCGCCTGTTTAGGATGGGCGAAGAGCAGTATCAGCTGGACGCGCTACGACAAGAAGAACTGCTAGAGCAATCGCGCGAAGTTCAAACCATTGCGCAGGAGCTAAAGTCAATGTTTATGGCTTTGGCGGTGGATATGCGTCCACTCATTGATAACTTTATTAAGCCGTTCATCAAGGGCATGGGTACCATAGCGCAGGCTCTGGGAACCTTCACGAACAGCGTAGGTCCTGCCTTTAAAATGATGCTGCCTGCAGCAGGATTAGCGATGCTTTTGCTGGGCATTCCTACCGGCGGCGCCACTGTCCCTATAGGGCTCAAGCTTCTTGCTCTGAGCGGGATCATCGCGGCGGGGGGGATCGCCGCAGCCGGAACACCCAAAAGCCAGTCAAGCGCCATCACTCCGAGCACCCAGCGCGCAGGAGGAAGATCCTCCATCGGCGGAATGGTATCCCGACAGCAGGGTGCCTCTTCTCGGCAGTCTGCCCGACTAGCAGACTCCATTGATGCACTTAACAAGAACATGCAGACATCCCGTCCAGGAAGAACGGAGCAAAAGGTCGTCCTCGAAGTAGGCGGCACACAGTTTGCGGAAGCAACGATCGGCGCACTTAACTCAGAGGCTGGCCGCGGCGCGTTTGGTCCGCTCACTAACGCGTAGGAGACACTAAGATAATGCAAGCACCTAGTTTACGAAAGAGCGAGTTCTTCACCATAGAAATGCGCCATGTTCCCACGAGTGGCTATAAAACCCTTAATCGCGTGCAGTTTGAAGGCTGGGTTACTGAATTCGCCGACCAGTTCATATCTCAGTGGAATGAAGAGTATGTATACGGACGCATGGATCCCTTGTCTACATTCGAGCGCACCAGTCGCAAAATCCAACTAGCTTTTGATATTGTATCAGATAATGCAGCCGAAGCACAGCAGAACCTTATCAATGTCAATAAGCTCATCACTTTTCTCTATCCGGCATATACCCCGGATCGGGACAAGAAAGGAAGAATCGGCAACACCCTGCAAGGCGCCCCGCTGATCCAGATGCGCTGGACCAACCTTATCTCCAACGCTGAAAACGGCGGATTTCTAACAGGCTACTTAGGTGGCGTTAACTATAGTCCCCGCATGGAAGAGGGTGGTTTTGTGATAGGACAGAAGGCTACGCCCGGAGGCACTGTGGAAGTAACCGATCGAGGACCAGGCGAAGTACAATCAATTACCAATGTGACGACCCCGCGGGATGTACTTCCCGACGGCAGCCCCGGCCGCATCATCGGCCCGGCGACAGTTACTGGAGCAGCCACGCGGCCCACGGGCGCCGGAAGAGTGGTCCAAACACCGGGCACACCCCGCGGGCTTACTTATGTCCCCAAGACCCTAAACATCAATCTAGATTACACTGTACTTCACACGCACCTGATGGGATGGTCCGAGACCAACAATGTAATGAGCTTCGGCGGCGGACTGGGATCCCAGTTCCCCAATGCCAATGTCATTGGCAACAGACCATCCCCAGACCAGGGAATTCTAACGACTGATCCCGAGACAGGACAGACAATCGCTGAGACCGCCCCAGGCAACAATCCCGTTGTGGACTCGTTCCTCGCTGGCGTTTTGAACCCGGATGGTAAATAGACATGCCTAAACGTTACGACAGTCGCACCCTGTTCTCCAATACCAGCGAGCTATACGAAGAGCTTCGAGATAATAGAGGACTTACATCAATCCGACACTACAACACAGCTCGCTTGGCGTACCCCACAGAGAGTGAAATGCGAGATCTAACCAAGGTCTCTCATATCTGGACTACAGGAGATCGCTATTACAAGCTGGCCGCACAATACTATGGAGATCCTCAGTACTGGTGGATTATAGCTCAGTTTAATCAGCGACCAACAGAGGCTCATGTCGAACTGGGAGATATAATTTTTATTCCTCTTCCTTTACAAACTATTTTGATGGCCTATAATAGAAACCGAGAGTAGTAACAACGATGACACAAACTGCCTATAATACTGATGCTGAAGATGCATTCGGACAACTAATAAAAAAGTATTATGAAGGATTAGATGCTGAAATAGCTTATAATGAGCTGTTTGGTACAAACCCCGGTGATCCGGCTGAAATCGAGAAGTATTTGCCGGCGATAGCTGAGGCAACCAAAGATCTCGACGTTCCGATCAACACCGTCGCTCAAGCCCGGATCCTCGTTAATGAGTCTAAATTTAGAGCTAGCGAAACTACCTACAAGAAGATGGGTGTAACCACCCTCATTGACCCTGAGGTATTGGCCGAGAACCGAGTTAATACTCCGTCATGGTCGAGAATGTTCCCGATTTTTGCCGATCGCACGGTCGATTTGTTCTATAACACTGAAGTAGTAGGGGATACCTTCCTGGAGACGGAACACGATAAAACCGGCATCCCGGGCAGTTATGGAACCCTGGTAACAGGCATTTATAACCCTTACCCCTTTCAGGGCTTTATCGCAGGACCTATTTTAACCTTTCTTGCCAATGTCGGTGAGCTACGTAGCCGCGGCGGTGACTCTTCACGAGGCGGACCCTATTTTGAGCTAGTTAATATATGCTTAGACATTATATCGACGGCCATTGAAGCCCAGCCTGATGGAGCTAACAATGTAAAAAGCCAGGCCCAGCAAGGACTCCAAGAAGCTAGAGATTTAGTGGGGGCGAAAATGGATCCTGCGTCCCCCGACTCTAAAGTTCCCGTGGGAGACAGGGGTTTATGGGCGTCGAATGTCGATGGAACTATTTTAACGGGTCTTACCTATACGCAACTAACTCCACTATCTTTTAGTGGACTCGGGGCTGCTGATTCTGCAGGAACCGTATACGATACTGATGAGGTGACCCAAGTCAAAGCTATTGAGGCTTTTTTCCTAACTAACGAAACTACTATCGATGGTCTGATAGAGCAGCTCGCCTCTGTGCGATCAGCCCGGTACGCAGCGTTTTTGTCCGAAGAAAATCGTCCTAACCGGGTAAAAGAAAGGAAGCAGCGTTTTATAGATTACTTGTCGGGACAAACCCCCCAGGATAGCGCTGGCGAACAACAAGCCCCCAACATTAAGGTCGCCCTCAAATCTGAAAAAGTCAAAGAAGCTGTTCTCAAGGCAGACCGAAACATCAAGCCATTTGATCTTCAATGCCATCTCATGCAGAACATCACAAAGCTCGCAGCCCAGCGCCGCCCCGACGGCCGATTTTGGTCTTCATATCGCCACATCAATCGCGTCACAACCAACGGCAAACCTGCGGAAGTACTTAACACCATCCAGCACGGCGGACAAACAGAGCCGATTAAAGAGTTTATCAATATTTGTCCGGATGTGTACGGACTCCTGGAGCCCTACATAGAAGTCTATCGTCAAGAGTTTGAGGATGATGGCAGAATTAAGATGATAGACGGGAAGCCTATGGAGAAACGTCTTCATATAGACAACTTCTTAGATCCTTCCCAAATACGAACCACAGGCCGCACCCCCGGAGCCGGCATTAAGTCATTCACCTGGGCCCTGAAGGGTGTTCAGCCAGCAGAGGTCGATAATAACATCACCGCCAAACTAGTAATGTATTTCCAGACGATTAATGATTTCTTTAATGGAGCCTCGCATGCAGGCAAAGACGAGCCCAACTTTCTTGATCTCATCATTAACTCTCCGGCGGTCCGCGAGTACCGCAACAATGCAAAAAGCGCGAGCAAGAATAACGAACCTATTAACAACTGTCAGCTAGTCAAAAGCCACCTGCACGAGCAATATAAAGGTGTAAACTACAGAATTAAGGTTAATGCGGGCTGGGCCGTACCACCCCCTCTGATGCCTTCGGTGGAAATCTCTCAAAACATGCGAGACGCCATACAACAGACACAGGTTTCTCTATATCTCCAGCAGGTACGCCATAATCTCGACTTTAAGCAGAATGGAAGCCTGGAGCTTACTATTGATTATGTGGCATCCATTGCAGGACTCCTGACGTCTAAGTCAGCTGATATTTTTGCCCCCGTCTCATCCCCCCAGGTTGAAGAAGAATTGCAGCGCTTGGATCAGCAGTTAGAGGTAATTAAGACAAAGGAACGAGATGCCACCCTTACGGACTCTGCACGCGCCCGTAAAAAAGATCTTCTTGAACAAAAGCGCCAAGCGCGCCAGGAAGACAAGTTGATTAAGTACAGAAAACTCTTATGTGGTCTATTTCAAGAACAAAACTCACGCATCTACAACCTTACAGTTAATGCACTAGATCTATTGCGCACTCCTATGCGTGATCTGGATCAAGAACGCCGCGCTGCCCGCGCCAAGAGGTTTCAAAAAGAACCTGTTAGTGTCTATCTGGCTGACGAGATCAACTTCACACTCTTGAACTCTGTTGACGCCAGCCTCACAGGCAACGGGCTCACTCAGGAGGAGGCAGAGAAACAGGCTAGTACGGCACAGGCTGCGCGCGTATTCACCGACACTGACGAATTAAGATTTCAACAGATTAAAAAAGATCCCGGATCATTTAGATTTATTCCTTTCTTCTATCTCGGAGATTTAATCGACTCGGTGATACAGCAGATTAAGAACAACAATCAAGGAACTCCATTAAACTTTAAAATGTTCTTGTCGGAGACGGAAATGATCGACCCTAATGTGGCCCTGCAAATAGGTGACCTAGAAGATGTGATTAGGTGCGGGGAAGCTAAAGATCTAGATTGGCTGGTGCGACTGGTAGAGTCTGACCCCCAAAGTTATGCTGATATCGCTGGGTTATCTAACATTATGAATATTGGAGATATCCCTATTTCTCTCGACGCGTTTCAGGTGTGGTTTAAGGACAACGTAATTAAGAAGAATCGTGAAAGCTACTTTTTCTTGCACTTTATTAAAGACATTTGCGCCGACTTGGTTAGCCGTGCTATGGGCGCACGTTGTTTTGGGACGAACATCAACTTCCAACAGCGCTTCGATGCACAACCTCTCGTTGTTGCAAATGCAACGCCTCTATTGACGAATTCGACCATATCAAGCACTTGGTTGGGCGGACAGCGCAAAAAAGTAGGTCCCCTGCTGGATAGCAAGGACGCGGTTAGCGGCTTTATATTGGTATCTACAGATTCTAAGCCTTCGAATCTTAAGGGCGATTACCAAAAGGATTTGGACCGCGGAATCTATCATCATTTCATTGGCGCCTCCTGTGGGCTCCTCAAACACATGAGCTTCAACCGAGAAGATCAAGAGTATCTCCGAGAAGCCAAGATCCAGAAGTTCGGAGCCTTGGGCGCCGAACAGCTTCGCGAGCTGTATTCTGCTCGCCTAGATTTAGTCGGCAACAATCTATATAAAAATGGTATGTATATTTATATTAACCCCACTCTTATCGGCGCAAGCGAAGCCGAACTCGATTACCTAGGGCTGCACGGCTACTACTTGGTCACAGGAGTTGAATCTAAAATCAGCCCTTCCGGGTTTTCCACGAGCCTTACGGCCCTACATGAGGGTATCAGGTTTGACCGTTCTCTTTTGCCCAACATTACCGTTTTGGATGTGACAGCCGAAGCGCCTCCACTTAATATTAATCTCCGTGAGCTCCGTGAGCCTGATTTAGTCCCCGGGGAACGAACACCGGCCACCGCCGCCCCTGTCGCGAGCCCCGTTGATCTTCTCGCCGCAGACCGCTTGTACACCGAAGCTATCGTAGCACAGTTCAACAGAAAGGAGATTGGATTTGATAAATATCTTGAACTGCTAGCCCTCCGCCCGAGCCAGACTCAGGGAGGATCCAGCACACCATGACCACTTTCGACTACACCACCTTTGATCTTCTCAATCCGGCCGGCAACAACGGGCTGAGTTCGTACGCATTGTATTTCCAGCGCCTTATGTACAAAGAAGAGATTTATCCTTCCAATCTCATTACTCCTCTTGACACTTGGTACGACAAGCAGTATTATGGAGCGGTGGACAGAACACAAAACACAATCATACCTCAGCTGGCTAATCTGACCCCCATCACAAAGGCTATATCCCAGAATCTCCTGGCTTTGAACTTTGTGGCTAATGCTTTCGACTCCTTCGCCATTAAGATGCAGTCTGCAACAGTTGCGAGAGCGCTCAACAGCAATGGCAATACTAAGATCCTGAATCCCACTGCCACAAGAGCCTACAAGGACCCCAGTCGCCTCTATGATAGCTACCTACAGCAACTCTACTTGTCCTTTACCAATTCTCTAAGCGAGCTGCAGCAGCGCCAGATTACAGACTTCCGAACCTTTGTGGCAGCGTTTGCTCGACACATGAAGACGGTTGCTTCCACAGTGCCGGTGACTAAGACCAACTACTTGCTCACTAACATTATCTCTGTGCTTAACTCTGGATTGGCGATCGCTATTGATAATGGACCTCCGGAGGACGATGAGTATAAGTATACTAACTGGATTAATGATCCTAACTTTGATTTTTATATTCAAGCTGCCAAGAAGTTTGGATTTACTGTTAATAAGAACATTCCCTGGCTCTTGACTGCTGATTTGTTCTCGGACGCTATGATGGTTCACTTAGAACCATATCTAACCAATGATTTTGAGTTGATCACCAAGGAGAACTTCTTCGAGACTTATTATGATAAGACCTATCTGACAGATATTCAAAATCTCAAGAACTATTTGGTAAACTCTTATACTTTGTTTCTCACCAATAATCCCATCTATCAGACCAGAGAGCGAAAGCCACAGTGCGACAAGACTACGGTGAAGACCTTTAATCGCTCAGCCCTCCCTGCTAACGTGGCAGGCGTGTTGACAGATAAATACATGCTTGATCTCTATTTGGACCTGCGTTCGACTGAGGTGGGTTCACCAGTTCAGCTATCCAGCAAGCTTCGGCAAGAGATAGCACGCGTTTATCACCTTCAGCCTGATAAGAACATCACCCCCATGCAGAACGCTGCGGAGTACATCAATTTGATCTTCCGTGATTATATCTACACCGTCGACTATCTGGTCCTGAACGATAATCTATTAAAAAACCTTGACAATCAGGCCAGATCTGGTAATATTAGTACAGCTGGAGCAGTTACCCAGCAGTTGTACTAGGAGAAAACTTGCTTTTTCAGGTTCTGGATCATAAGAAAGATTGCGTCGGATATTTCGCCGACAACCACATTCACTCAACAGGCAATGTACCCTCCCAAGGGACCACTTGGGAGATGTCCGAGCATATGCACGGTGAGGCGTACGAGCTAGGACGCATCTACAGCCAAGGAGCGCCTCTTACAGACGTTTGTCCGGAAGATATGAAGGAGGACTGGGAAAAGATCAAGAAGACGCTTAAATCGTGTCTGAGAGCCTTCAACACTGCCAAGCTTTCTTTGCATGAAAATTGCCTTTATGACGTATTGCCCGAATACTTCCTTTATGAGTACCTAAGTGCCAAAAATAAGATTACCCAACATGTAGTTGAGAATCTTCCGAGACCTAAGAATCATGACGAGATGCTAAATCTCAATAAGATGCTCGTTGATATCCGCTCCCGGCACTTAAACATCAATATCAACCCCATTAAGCACCTTTTAAGCTCAGTCCGCGGCATGAACTTCCACCGCACCCTCCATAACGTGCGACACGTATGCGACTATAACCCATGGGGGACGATTACCGGCAGACTCTCTACTCACCCTCACACTTTTCCGATTCTGACAATGAATAAGGAGTTCCGAGCCTGTATTCAGCCTGTTAATGACTATTTGGTTGAACTGGACTTTAACGCGGCAGAACTAAGAGTACTGTTGGCATTGGCCGGCGCTCAACAACCCCAAAATGACATTCATGACTGGAATGTAAAGAACATTTTTGGAGGTCAGTTGACCCGTGAGGAAGCCAAGACGAAGACTTTTGCGTGGCTCTATTCCAGTAAGGAAAACAAGGACTTAGAGCGACTTTATAACAAGGATTTAGTGCGAAATAAGTACTGGGATGGCTGTAAAATTGAGACAGATTATGGTAGAATAATAGAGAATGTAGATGAGCATCATGCTCTTAACTACATCGTTCAAAGCACCACGATTGATATGGTGCATGAGCAGGCATACAAGGTATTTGAGTTATTGAGGGAAAAGAAGAGTTATATTTCATTTTTGATTCACGATGCGGTCTATATTGATTTGGCCGAAGAAGATCGCTATGATTTGTTGAATCTACTTGACACCTTCAAGAAAACCCGCTATGATATGTTCAAGGTTAATGTCTCCGCTGGAAAGAATCTCGGAGAAATGAAGGAATTAAAGCTGTGAAGAAGATTTATCAAAAACTAGTGAGGGATCGTATTCCCGGCATCATTGCAGACGACGGTAAGTCCTTTGCCACGCGCAAGGCAGCTGAAGACGAAATCATCTCTTATGCTTTTAAGAAGCTTCACGAAGAGATTCAAGAATTCACAGAGGACCCTTCCGCAGAGGAGGCAGCTGATGTGATGGAGATCTTTCATTTTCTCTGCGACAGGCTAGACATCCGTGATAGTATGATCATGGCCCAGGCTACTTCTAAGCGCATCCTGCGTGGCGGCTTTGAGCAAGGTATTATCCTTGAATGGGTAGATGACGAATGATAGTGGTAGGTCTAGGCAAAGCTGGTTGCAATATTGCTAAAGTGTTTTCTAAGTTTCCGCAGTACGAAACCTATGGGATTGATACGGAGGAATCCGCCGATATTACTATTCGTAAAAAGAAGAATCACGAAGACTATGATGAGAATTTTCCCAACCTACGACGAAAGCTTAAGTTTACTAACGAAGACGTAAGCGTTATTATCGCAGGCTCTGGCCAGATATCAGGAGGATCCTTAAGGCTTCTGGAGCAGCTCAACAAGAATCGGTTGACCGTGATCTACCTCCAGGGCGACACCTCTATAATGTCAGAGGTTCAGCAGAAGCAGGAAAAAATTGTTAGAAATGTCTTGCAAGAGTATGCTCGCTCTGGTATTATTGAGAGTATGATAATGGTAAGCAACACTGCCTTAGAACGCACTATCGGCGACATGTCCATCATTGGGTACTATGATACCCTTAATCAGGCGATTGTTAATACCATCCATATGATTAACGTTTTTAAGCACACAGAGCCTGTGATTGGAAACTTCATCCAGCCTGGGGAGATCAGCAGGATCGCAACTGTAGGCATCGTCGACATCACAGACGAGGATGAGAGAAATCACACAGAAAAATGGTTTTACCCCTTGACAGGAGTTCGAGATGTGGTATACTATTATGGTATTGGAGAGGATGATTTGAAGAACGACGGCACATTGTTTAGAAAAATTAATAGCTTTGTAAAGTCGCGACTTGATGACACCCTGAATGTTTCGTACGGAGTTTTTGAGACAACATATGAGCAAAAATATTGTTATTGCATTCGATACACCTCTATGGTACAATCTTATGCAGAACTATTCAATGAAGACGATCAAGAGATTAGTTGATCGTACTATAACCCAAAAAGGAGATTAAAATGGGTATTAATTTAGATAAGATGCGAGAGAAGCTCGCGTCCCTTAGAGGAGAGGGCAACTCCTCAGATTCGGTTTTCTGGCGTCCGGTTGACGGTGAGCAAGACATCCGTATTGTCCCAACAGCTGATGGAGACCCCTTCAAAGAGATGTGGTTCCATTACAACGTAGAAAAGGGTGGATTCCTGTGTCCGAAGCGTAACTTCGGTGACGACTG